GGCCACGCTCGAGACGGCCGAGCAGGGCACGGATGGGCGGCGGATTTATGTGAACGGCTTCCGGCCGGTCACGGATGCAACGACGTTTTATGGCTCAGCTTCCTATCGCGAGACGCAGCAGGATGCGCCAACCTCTACGGCTGAGATCGTGCGCAACTCGCGAACCGGTCGTTGCGATATGCGCCGCTCGACGCGGTACTCGCGGTTCAAGGTGCGTATCCCGGCTTCAACGGCGTGGACCTTCGCAGCCGGCGTCGAGCCTGATGTGAGGCCAGAGGGCTTTACCTGATGACGGTCTACGCGCCTGGAACGCTGGAGACCGATCAAAAAAAGCAGAATATGGCCCTGCAGCAGTACGCTGCAGCCATCAATGCGGCTGAGACAGACATTGCGTCACTGCAAACGAGTGTCGCGACGAACACGGCCAACACTGCGACCAATACGACCAATATAACGAACCTTACTCCTGGCCATTTATTCGGTCTGACGCTCTCGACGGTGGGCTCCAGCGCCACGTTCTCGGTTGCGGCGGGCTCTGCTGCTGATAGTGCCGGAACTGCTGTCATGGCTTTGGCGTCAGCCATCAGCAAGACAACAAGTTCTTGGGCGGTCGGAACGGGTAATGGCGCGCTTGATACTGGGTCGGTCGCCAACAGCACGTGGTATCACGTCTTTCTGATCAAGCGGACCGACACCGACGTTGAAGACGTGTTGATCTCGACTTCGGCATCAGCGCCGACGATGCCGGCCAGCTACACGCTCAAGCGGCGCATTGGTTCGATGCTGACAAATGGATCGGCGCAGTGGGTCAAGTTTGTTCAGCTTGGCGACGAGTTCTTGTGGGACACTATCGTCAACAACGCCAACGCGCAGAATCCGGGAACGTCGGGTACGCTCTACACCCTGACCGTTCCAACTGGCGTTCAGGTCTTGGCGCAATTGTCCATTCTCTGGTTCAACGTCACCTCGAGCAACTACCTGTTCGTGTCCTCGCCCGACATTACGGCGCCCACCGTCACGACCGCGACGAATGCGACGCTTTACAGCGTGGACAGCACACATCCTGGCGTCACGGGCGCTTATGTCAGGACCGACACATCCGGCCGGGTGAGGGCAACATCCAACGGCTCTAACGGGTCGATGTACATCAACACGGTTGGTTGGGTCGATCGTCGGGGGCGGGACGTTTGATCGCTCAGCTCATCTGCGTTGATCCGGCACGCATCGATGAGATGTGGCCGCATGTGCGGGACAAGATCAGGGCGGCTATCGAGCGAACTGGCCTCAGCAGCTTCGCTGACATCGAGGCTGACGTCCTGACGGGCATGCAGCTCTGCTGGATCGCTTGGAATGGCAGCGAGATCATGGCTGCGGCAACAACGCAGCTTGTGAAGCCATTGAGCAAAGTTTGCGTGCTGACGGCGTGCTCTGGTTACGATCGTGACCGCTGGCTTCCGCTGTTCGCTGAAATCGAGAAGTACGCAGAAAACGAAGGCTGCTCCTCTATGCGGATCTATGGCCGCAAAGGTTGGGAGCGGGTGTTGACTGGCTATCGCGCCGAACACGTCATCTTGGAGAAGCGCCTTGGGCGGCAAGAGCACTAGCACGACCACGCAATCGAGCGAGACCAACCCCTGGGCGCCGGCACAGAGCACCCTTACGGGCATTCTCGGTCAGCTCAATTCCTATCTGCCGCAGACCGGCCTTACGAGCGTGCAGAACGACGCACTGAACACGATCCAGAAGAACAACGCGACGGCGAGCGGCTACAACCCGGCTATCCAGTCCTACACCCAGGACATGCTCAGCGGCGGCGGTGCGCTCAATCAGCAGGGCGCGATCAACAACGCCTATAAGCAGTATTACGACCAGACTAACCCGCTGGCGTCCAACGTCAATTATGACCCGTATTCCACGCCAGGGTTCAAGGACGCCATCAGCACGATGGTGTCGGACATCACGAACGCCAATAATAGCAGGTTCGCTGGGGCGGGTCGCGACTTCTCCGGGGCGAATGCTCAAGCGCTCGGCCGCGGCATCGCTCAGGGCGTCGCTCCGACGATCGCCGCTCAGTACAATCAGAACGTCCAGAACCAGCAGGGCGCGGCCGGCAACCTCTACAACGCCGGCAACACCACGGCTGGGCTCAATACCGGCTTGCAGAGCCTCTACAACAGCAACCGCGGCGCGGGCGTTTCCTCGGTCGGGACCGGCCTTGACGCCATGAACGAGGCCGCGAAGTCGAACTTGGCGGCTGAGGCTCAGCGGCTCAACATCCCGTTGTCTAACCTTGGCCTTCTTGCCCAGATCGGCGTTCCCATCGCTGGCCTCGGTGGCACTTCGAGCGGCACGAGCAAGACTGAAAACCAGGCCTCCGGTTGGCAGCAATTCCAGCAGGCCATGAGCGGCCTTGGCAGCTTCTCGAATGGCCCCGGTGGCCAGAGCTCGGGCAGCGGCGTCATGGGCCTCCTGAACTTCCTGTAGGACGATAGATGGCTGGACTCCTCGATTACCTGACGAACCCGATCGGGACGGTTGGCGCTGGTTTGCTCGGCAACGTCTTCGACTACTATCGCAACATGCCGCAGCCGCAGATGGACAACAGCGGTCCGCAGTATGACCCGATGGGATCGTTCACGGGCATTAACGTAGCGCCCCGGGCGCCGGCTGCGCCGCCGTCCGTCTTCAGCACGGGCGCTCCCGCCTTCATGCCCACGCCAACCTTGCCGCAGCCTCAGGCGCCGGCTCCTGCTTCCGCTCCGGCTGCCCCGCAGCTTGAGAACCCGATTGCTGTTGGCAATTACCAGATGCCGCGCGTCGGCAATCCGGATCAGTACATCCCGCAGCAGGCCATGACGCCGCCGTCCGCCACGCTAACGCAGGGGCAATTGCCGTCCGCTGGGCCCTCTGGTGCGCTTCCGCCGGCACTTGAAGGGCCGGCGCCTCTTTCGCGCATCTTCAATCCGAACGGCCTCATTGCAAAGCTGACTGGCAACGACGCGCGCTCTCAGGCGCAGCAAAATCTTCGTGCTCAATATGAGGCGCTGGTGCCGCTCGTAGGGCGGCAAAAGGCCATGCTTGCCATCCTGAACCCCGAGGCCGGCAAAACGATCTTGGCCCAGGCTCTGGAAAAAAAGAACTACGGCTTCCAGAAGATGGACGATGGCACGCTCGTCCGGACTGATCCGCAAACGGGCAAGGTCGAAACTGCTTTTGGCGGCGGGGAGGCGAACAGCCAGGGCGTCGCTGGTCCTGACGGAAAGATCATTCCTTATCCTGCCGGACTTGATGCCGCTGGCCGCAAGACGTTCGCCAACGAAATTGCCAAGATCAACGCTGACGCAGCGGCCGGCAAGAAAACCGAAGTGCAAGGCGCCGCCGAGCAATTCGGCAACCGCATGGAGAATGCCGAAAAGAGCTTTAGCAAAGTCAGCACAGAGGGTCTTGGACTTTCTGGTGCGGCGCAGGGCGCCGCTGGCTCGATCCCGGTTGCTGGCAACTTCCTCAAGACCGAGAACTTCCAGAAGATGGAGCAGGCCAAGCGCGAGTGGGTGACGGCTCTTCTCCGCAAAGAGTCGGGCGCCGCGATCGGCCGAGACGAATACACGCAGTATGACCGCCAGTTCTTCCCGCAACCGGGTGATGGTCCTGGTGTGGTTGCTCAGAAGGCAGAGGCTCGCCGCGTTGCTATGGAGGCGATGAAGAAGACGGCGGGCCCCGGCTACAAGTCGCCTGCCGGCAACACCACTCAATCGGGTGTGAGCTGGAGCATCGTGCAATAATGGCCGTTCTCGATATCGGCGGAACGCGAGTGTCGGTTGATGACAGCTTCCTTAAGCTGGCCCCCGAACAGCAGCATGCGACCGTCGAAGAGATCGCGAAGTCTCTGCCAAAGGCAGTGCCCGCTCAGCCTTCGGTTGGCGTCGGCGAGGACCTGGCGAAGTCGGCCGCGTCTGCTCCCGGACGCGCTGCCGGTAGCCTGCTCGGCTTGCCTGGCGATCTCTATCATCTCGGCCTTCGCGCCCTCGGCGACAACCTGACGCCGCGGTCTGATTACGGTTCGGAGGCCATCCGGGAATCCCTCGGCTCGAGCTATGAGGCGAAAACCGAGCCGGGCCGCTTGCTCCAAAAGGCGGCCGACTTCGCCCCGGCTTTGATCGGCGGTCCTGAAGCCCTGGCTGTGAAGGCCTTAACGCGCGTGGCAGCGCCTGCGGTCGCGAGCGAGGCGGGTAGGGCGGTTGCCGGGCCTTATGGCGAGGTCGCGGGCGCTCTCCTTGGTGCTGGCGGCGCTACCGCGGCGGCTCGTAAGTTTCAGCAGATGGGCGCCGCTCGTTCGGCCGCGAACGCCATCCCGTCCACGGAAGACATCCTCACGACCGCGCGGGGCCAGTTCAAGGCCGCCGAGGATATGAACGTGGTGGTCAAGCCGGACTTCACCTCGAACGCCGCGAACGACATGCGGTCGGCTTTGCGGGGCTTCGATCCCGAGGGGCAGGCTCCGGTCTTTAAGGCCGTCGATCGGCTGGAGGCTTTGGGTGCGTCCGCTCCGGGTCTTCCTCCGGTCGCCGTGCCCATGAACGAGATCGAACTGATCCGCAAGCAGCTCACTAACTTAAAGATGAGCTCGGATGCTCCGACCCGTGAAGCCGCCCGCAAGGCTCTCGAAACGCTGGTTGGAAGCCAGAAGGGCTTGACCGCTGCTGATGTGGTGGCGGGCGACGCCGCGCTCTACAGCAAGACCGTGCAGGACGCGGTCGGCAACTACGCTGCCGGCAAGCGTTCCAATACGGTCATGGGCAAAGCTGCACTTGGCGATTTGAACGCGGCAACGGCCGGCTCTGGCGCCAACGAGGATAACGCGCTCCGCCAGGCCATCAAGCAGCTTGTTCGCCCGGTCAATAACGACATCGTTCCGAAGGCCCAGCGGCTCGGCTTCAATCAGTCTGAGATCGAGGCGATGAACCAGGTGGCGCGCGGAACGCCGGTCGGCAACGTGGCGCGCTACATCGGAAAGCTTGCCCCTACGGGCAGTGTGTCTGGCGTGCTGAGCGCTGGCGCTGGTTATGGTGCGGCTGGCCCTATGGGCGCTGTTGCGCTGCCTGCTGTCGGCTATCTTGCCAAGAAGATCGGCGATATGTCCACCAAGAGCGCCGTGAAGTCTCTGGATTTCCTGGTGCGGTCGCGTTCTCCGCTGGCTCAGCAAGTTGCCGCACAGTTGCCGCATGTCGTCGCTCAGCTTCCGACCAAGTCGCAGCGCATCTTGCAGACGCTAGCCGTTGCTGCGCCGCCAATTCGTCAGCAGATAGGTCAACCCGTAGGCCAGCCCGTAGCCCAATAGGGCCGGAATCAACCCGTTCGGCGTCCATTTCAAGTGAATGTTCGTCGCAATCACCGCAAACATGATCAGACCTTGAAGGCAAAACCACCACATGGGCTTGGTTGACTCCATTATCGGCGTCGAGAGCGGCGGCAACCCAAATGCCACCAATCCTCGTTCGTCTGCGTCCGGTCTCGGTCAGTTCATCGACAGCACGTGGCTGGCAACCATCCGGCAGGCTAAGCCCGATCTCGCCGGCAAGACCGACGCCGAACTGCTGGCTCTGAAAACCGACCCGCAGCTTTCGCGGGAGATGACGGAAGCCTACGCCAACCAAAACCAAGCCATCCTATCAAAAGCCGGAGTCCCTGTAACCCCCGGCACGACCTATCTCGCCCATTTCGCAGGACCGGGCGGGGCGGTGAAAGTGCTCCAGGCCGATCCGAATGCCATGGCTGGCGACGTCCTCGGCGCCGCCGTCGTCAAGGCCAATCCATTCCTTGCCAACATGACCGCGCGGGACTTGCAGGCGTGGGCGGACAGGAAGATGGGTGGAAGTAGCCCCCAGCCCCAGCCCGCACAGGCAGCCCCCGCAGCCCCGGCAAGCGGCCTTCTGGCGCAAGCCCCTCAATCCCCCACCGGCCTCGCTCCTCCCCAGGCTGGCGGTCTCCTTCAGGCCCCCACCTTCCCGCAGGCGCCCCAGCAGACCGGAGGCGGTCTGTTCGCCCAAATGCCCGCCGAGCAGGCCATGCAGGCCCCGCCCATTCAGTTTGTCCAGCGCCGGCCGGTCAATCTCGCCGGCCTTCGCAATGCGCTCCAGCAGCGCGCCCCGATCTTCTCAAGAGGCTAATCGATGGGTCTTTTCCATTATCTCTGGTCGCGCACGGCGGCCAGCAACGCCACGGCTGACTCTAACGTCAATTGGGCTGAGGGCATGGCCCCGAGCGCCGTCAACGACTCTGCGCGCTCCATGATGGCGTCTCTGGCTGGCTACCGTGACGACATCGCAGGCGCAATCACGACGGGCGGCACCTCGACGGCTTATACGGTCACGACGTACCAGGTATTCGATACGCTGGCGCATCTCAGCGGCCAGATCGTGGCCTTCACGCCTCACGCGACGAATGGCGCCACGGTCACGCTCAACGTTGACGGCCTCGGCGCAAAGCCGCTTCGCTCGGCTCCCTCCGTCGAACTTCCGGCGGGTGTTCTGATCGAGGGGACGCCATACGTTGCGCTCTACAACAACAGCGATCAGGCGTTCTATCTTCAGAGCTTCTTTTCCAACCCCTACTCTATCCCGATCGGGGCAAGCATCGATTACTGGGGCTCAACCGCACCTAACAGCTCCTTTGTCCTCGCTTATGGCCAGGCTATCTCGCGCACGACCTATTCGACGCTGTTTTCCATGTTCAGCACGACCTATGGTTCTGGCGACGGGTCAACCACGTTTAACGTCCCTGATCTGCGAGGCCGCGTTATTGCGGGCAGGGGAGACATGGGGGGAAGTGACGCTGGCAGATTGACGACCACCTACCTGGGCGCAAATCCAGCGGCGTTGGGCTCGGCTGGCGGCGGTGAAACCAAGACACTCGCGACCGCAAACCTCCCAGCTTACACGCCGTCCGGCTCAGTCGGACCGCAGTTGAGCTTCACCTATTCGGCTGGTAGCAATTACGACGTATCAGGTAGCAGCTTCGGCGTTAGCACCATTGCTGCATCTGGCCTCAGTTCAACGGTTACGCTCTCAGCTCAGTCGTTCACGGGTGTGGCTCAAGGAGGCACGAGCACGCCCTTCGCTCTGCTTCAGCCAACTATCATCGCCAACAAATTGCTGCGGATTATCTAACATCCGCGCCATCTGTGCGGATGCCAGGCAAACTCCAATAGCAGCCGCGGCGCTCCTGGAAACGAATAGATCGTGAATCTGGCTGTGATTGCTCAATATCTCAAACCAGACAATCGGAATTAGAGCGGGCCACGCCGTCGCAAGTCTTGGCGTTAATTTGACCCCGAGGAAGATCAGCGCGGGGACGAACAAGATAACTCCCCAACTCAGGAAGGCGTTCAGGAACACCTTTGTTGTTGCCGCAAGCGGATAGTGCGAGACCTTCACAAAGTCGCCCGCTATCCTGAATGTGGCCGCACCAAGCACATCTGAGAGGATGTCGAAGGACGGGTCAACGAAGTAGGCAGACAGCCACTTGGCCGACCACGTGGCGGCGTAGCCTGCAAACCATGCCAAGACGACTAGCAAAGCGAAGCCGGAACGACGACCGGCCGCCAAAAGAAAGAACGCCAACAGCATCGGCATCCACGGCGGGTTGACCAAAAAGTCAACGAAGTTGAACACGGAGCCGAAGGCGGCTGCACTCACGATGAGCGCGCGGTCCGATGAGCCGCTGTGGATCATTCGGGCGAATATACCGGCGCCGCCCACGATCACCACGGTGCTGACCGTGTGTGGCGTTACGTGCCAGATACGGACGAAGTCGGACAGGAGCACGACCGGAGCACAAAGCCAGATGGTCGCCCGTGTGCCAATCAGCCGGTCTGATTGAACGACGAAGAGCGCGGCCACGCTGGCCAGAACGGCCAGATTGACGAGCTTCAAGAGTAGGATCGGTATCAGCGACGCAAGGGGCGCGCTGTAGATCCGGTATCCATGCCAGTACCGAGCGTAACGCTGCCAATTGACACTGTTGGGGTCTACCGCGGCCTGCTTCAGGTCATCGCAGGCGTGCCGCTCAGAGGCGGGGCGAGGGGCCATGATGCCTTCTTCGAGTGGGCCGACATTTGGCTGCATGCCCTCGCCAAGGGCATAGCAGTCGGTAAACCGATCGCCGCTCGCGATGATCTGGTTCCGGTGTGAGGCATCGACAAGGACGCCGGAATCGAAGGCGCTCTTGATGTGCAGCCACGTCCGCTCTTTTGAGATGATGTTGTCGAGATTCGCCATCGCGAAGAAGTAGACGGGTTGGAGCAGCAGCACCAAAGCCGCCGCGACCACCAAAGATATGAAGTTCCTCAAATCAGCCTCCCAGCCGGAGGCTTTTTAGCATCAACCCACGGTAGCCGAAAGGACCTGCCAATGATTAGCCATGCACTATCTTTCCTTGCCGGAGGCCTGACCGTTTACTTCTGGCCCCAGATCAAAGCCAAGCTTCTGGCCGCCTACGATTGGGCCGTGGGCAAGATCTGATGCGCTGGCCGAATGACGACGCCGCATCGCTGAAGGCGTTCTACGGCGACCCTGCGAAGGGAGAGCCCGGCCAGCGCCTTGTCCCCGTTGTCCCTCCGTTCCGGATGACCTACGAGGGCAAGCCCATCAAGTCCATCATGTTTCACAAGAAGGCCGCGCCGGCCCTCAAGGCCGCTCTGGATGAGATCTGGGAGCACTACGGCCGGGATCAATCGAAGATCGATGCAATCAGTGTGTCGAAGTACTCCGGCGCATACAATCCGCGGCTGATCCGTGGCAGCAGGACCAAGTGGTCGAACCATGCCTATGGCGCCGCGATCGACTTCGACGCCGAGCACAATGGTTTCAACACGGGCCACGGGATCATGCCGCAGCCCGTCGTTGATGCGTTCAAGCGGCAGGGCGCGCTCTGGGGCGGAGATTATCGTGGTCGCACTGATCCCATGCATTTCGAGTTCTGTTCGCGCGGCGCCGCTCCTCTCGGCTTTATCGACCCGCCACAAATGGACGGCGACAGCGATGTCGGCGGCGACGAAGTTGACGACATCCCGCCTGATGCGGCTCCCGAAAGCTCTCTCCTGAAGATCATCAAGAGCAAGATCGCGTGGGCTTCATCCGCTCTTGGCGGACTCTCAATCACGTCCGTGATGGGCTTCCTTACGGACTGGCGCGTGGTCGCCGTGATCGTTGCCGGCTTGCTGGTCGCTTACATCATCTACGAGCGAAGCCGCAAGCCATGAGATGCCCGACAAAGAAGTGGTGGCAGAAATGAGCACAATCTACATCGCCCTCGCCGGGATCATGCCCCTGATTGCCTACTTCGGCACGGGCAGCGTGGTCATGCTCGGGCTGTTCGCTGCCGCCTGGTTCTCGCCTGTGTTTAAGAAAGAATTTCTCTGGGCCGGATTGGTCGTCGCCGCGTTCATGGCCGCATTTACGATAGGAGTCTACAACGGTGAACAACGTGTCCGCGCTCAGTGGAATGCTGCAAACAATTTCGGAGCCAGTGAGGCAAAAAAGGCGCGCGAAGATGCTGTTCGCACTGTTCGCCGCAAGTCTGCTGGTGGGGTGCAAACACACCGAAGAGACCCTGACTGCCGCGACTGCTAGGCAGGCGAAGTGCGACTGGACTAGCAAGATCACCTATTCCAAGCGCGATACGGCGCCGACGATCGAGCAGATCCAGATTCACAATCGGTCTGGCCGCAACGTGAAGTGCTGGAAATGACGCAGGAGGAAGCGGAGGCCATCGCAACAAAGGCCGTCGTCGCTACCTTGGCTCGGTTCGGCATCGAGGACGGGGACCATAAGGAACTGGCCGCCGACTTCATGCACCTTCGCCGCTGGCGGAAGAGCGTAGAGCAGGCGCAGGGGTACACGTTCAAGGTCGTCATCACGACGATTGTTGGTGGCGTTCTCGGGGCCATCTGGCTCGGCTTACAAGCGATGCTGCATCGATGATCAAGGCAATGCTGATCGCGTTTGCGATCGCAACCATTGTTTGCGCCTTCATCGATCAGCCCATCAAGATCAAGCCAGTTCAAACTGATTACTGCGTCATTTCCTACCGGGCTGCCGCCAAGGACGAGCTCGGTGGGGTTCACATCGTCTGGACGAAAGGATGGGGGCTTTGCTCAGAATTAGACAGATACGAGGAAATTTAGCGCATGGGGCTGATCAGTCTGAAGTTCGTGGCAGCCTATTGCATCGTGGTAGCCGTCTTGTCGCTGGTGTGCTTTGCGCGGGAATGGTGGCTCTGGCGACAGGGCAAGTAGCCGCCCACGACCGCAACAAGCCCGGCCTAGACGACTGGTACAGATCGCTCCAGAGCGGCAAGGGGCCATGCTGCGGCGGCCCATCCGAAGACGCAACGCACCTTGACGAGCTTCAGTGGCGGTCGAAGGGTGACGGGTACGAGGTCTTTGTTGAGGGGCAATGGCTCGAGGTCCCGCCGCCGGCAATCGTTCCGGTGCCGAACAAGGATGGTCGCGCCTTGGTGTGGCTGTATCACTACGATGGGAAGCCGGTAGTGCGCTGCTTCCTGCCGGGGATGCTGACCTGAATGGGGGCAAAACTCCTATTTCTGGACATCGAAACCGCTCCCATCCTGATGACGTCGTGGTCGATGCGACCACCCTATGCCGGAGCGGTCTGGGTTGAACGTGACACCTTCATCCTCATGTTCTCCTACAAATGGGCGCACGAAAAGCAGGTCAAGACAGTCTGCCTTCCTGACTTTCCTCGCTATAAGCGCAGCAAACACGACGATAAGGATCTTTGCCGCGATCTTCATTCTCTCCTGGATGAAGCGGACCTTGTTTGCGCGCACAACGGCGACGCATTCGACATCAAGAAGATCAACAGCCGATTGATCGTCAACGGCTTCCAGCCGCCAAGCCCATACAAGACGATCGACACACTCAAGATCGCCCGCCGGGTCTTCAAGTTCGACAGCAACAAGCTGGACAATATCGGCCGGTATCTCGGGGAGGGGCGCAAGATCCCCAACACGGGAGCGGCGCTGTGGCGAGGCTGCGTCGAAGGCGATCTGAAGGCCTGGGCCACCATGCGGCGGTACGGCAAGCAGGATACGGCGCTGCTCGCCAACGCTTACGAGCGGCTGAAGTGCTGGGCGCCCAATCACCCGAACCTCAACCTCTATAAGGCTTATCAGGATAGGGTTGGATGCCCGACATGCGGAAGCACGAACACACAGCGTCGCGGCGTCGCGGTAAAGAAGGCGTACAAATACTATCGATTCCAGTGCAACGACTGCGGGTCGTGGTTCGAAGGCACGCGGGTCACGTGAGGCGCTATCACTTGGCCGACGACGAGCCCATGGCATTTGATGACTGTGATCTCCCCGACTGGCTGGTCGGGGGCGACTGATGACGAGGAAAGTCGTTCAGGTCGAAGACGGTGAGTGGGTCACGATCACATGGAAGAAACAGCGAGAGATGTGCTGCGGCTGCGGCCTTGAGCACGACGTTGATTATCGCGTTGAGGACGGGAAACTACAATTCCGGGCTGTTCAGCGCGGACGCAAGAGGACAAAATCTGAATGATGTCACCCGCGCTGGTGTGCTTCGTCGGCGTGATCTACGCCTACATCGCAGCCGAACAGTTCTACCTCGAAAATCCGTCGATGGGCGTAGTCTATGCCGGTTACGCTTTTTCGAATATTGGGTTATGGTGGCTCGTGAAATGATCACCTATTTCAAGTACGTTCCTCATGGCTTCGCGCACGTCTGGGAGGCGGCAGGTTGGATCAAGACACCGGCATTGAATGGGACGCATCACGACCACTACTCGGCGCTGATGCAGGCTGGCCCGAACTGCAAGCTGGACCAGGACGGAGAACCGATTTGCCCTCCACTGGAGACCGCAGCATAACGGTGGCTGCGGTCGGATGCGTAACCGTGGTTGATGGCGAGATCACGTTGATGCTGGGGCCGGGGGATCATTCCTGCCAGCGCTGGCGCCTTTCGGAAGGTCTCGCCGATAAGCTCGAGTTCGAGCTCGCTACCGCCAGGATGCGACGCCGCTAACCCACCCCACAAACACCCCTTCGCACTCGGCGTCAGTGAGACTGGCCGAGCGCTTTGTCATGCCATTGGAGATCTAAAACATGGGATTTGGAAAGCTGGGAGCCATGGGAAGGGGCTTTGGCCATCTCGGTTCCCTTGGGAGAGCGGCAGCCAGCACGCCAGCATGGGTTATGTCCGGCGCCAGCGCTGATGTGGACTTCGCCAACAACAGGGCGTGGGTTACGGGCCTAGGTGTGGTCTCGATCGCCTCATTGATCGCGATTTCGAGGGCGTCGAACGAGACTGACCTTCTCTGGACGTCTGCATCCGGGGCGTCCTACAACACGTTCGGGAATGACGCTCTGGCGCTGAATTCTGGCGGCCTCAACATCTATGGCGCCGCAACGAACCTTCTTCTGAACTCGACAGTGCCTGCCACTCAGACCGTCACGCTTTCCGCAACCGGCAATTACACCCTTTGGGTAAACGGCAGCGGTTCAGCCGCAATCGCGGCGGGCACGGCGACCATTACGGGTGCCGGAACTGCAACGAATGGCACTCCGGTCACGATCAACTGTACAGCCACGGGGACGGTTAATGTCACCGTCACAGGGTCTCTAAACGCCTTCCAACTGGAGTCGGGAACGTTTGGAACACCACTGATCATTACCGCTGGCGTGTCCGCCACGCGAGCCGCTGACAACATTACGCTCGGGACCACCCTGAACAATCTTTGGGTGAACCAGACGGCGGGCTGGGCTTCCATGCGGGCAAGCAGCCCGAACCAAGTCGTCAACATTCTTTCACGCCTTCTCGACACCAACTCAGGCGCGGCGCAATTCCAGATTTCCGGATCGGCAACCAATCGGGGGGCCGTGAACCGGAATTCTGCCAATGCGGTGACGACGGCAAACGCCTATACCGCCGGCACGACATTGCAGATGTCAGGCACATGGAGCGCGTCAGCCATGGCGATATCGCTCAATCAGGGTACCGTTGTCTCTGGAACGCCGGCTGCTTTCACATCGGGCACGACCAATCTTGGTAATCGCGCCGATCTCGCGAGGCCGTGGAGCGGAGCCATCCAGCGGCTTGTCCTGGGTAGCACCACGCTCTCGAACGCCGCTTTGCAAGCGCTGTCTCCGTGATCGATTATGTTTTACGGTTTGCGACTGAAACGGCTGCGAGAGCTGACTCGGTCGTTGGGGCTTATTTCGCGAATAGTGTTTGGAAGCGGGATACCGTCCTCCCTAATCCGAGAGTCCAGAACCTTCAGAATG